TATTTATATTTATATTAAATTTATATTTATATTTATATTTATATTTATATTTATATTTAGGATGTAACTTAGGCTTCTGTGATCTCTTCCTCTGCTTCTTCGCCTTTTAATCTTATAACGTTACCTATATTACTATTTCCTGTAGGTTCACTTGCGAAAAAATATGGTTCACTAAGTGTTCCCTGAACTGATACACTAGTGCCTATTCTACTTGTGTTATACTTAATAAATGTTGACAGATCAGAATTCGAATTCCAAGAACCAGCTGTGTAGTCTGCTACATAAACTTTCCCACAATAACCATAAGGTTCATTATGAAAACCAGGTGCTCCAATAATACATAAATCCCCAGTATCATTTAAGTCAACTGAATAACCAAATTCGTCACCCGCAGATTCCCCAGTATATGTTACTCCTGTTTCCCATTCACTATTTATATAATTATAAATTCTAACTGTACCTCTAGCAGTATTAGGACTACTTAAAGTGGTTTCTGAGAAACCCACTGCCATAACAGTACCATCCGCATTAAAAGCAACACTATTTCCTATTTCCTGTCTATTAGAACCTTGATTATTACTATTATTAAAATTTTGTTTATTATTAACATCAAAATCTGACATATATATATATATATAGATATATTATTTAATTATTATTTTAGTAATAGTAATTTTAAGGTTAAAATTTCTTTTTCAGATAATTTTAATCCTTTTCTAATATAATTATTCATATTACCATATTCTTCGTCTATTTTTTTAAAAGCATTTTCAATATAATCTGGTTGTACTGTAAGCAATGGTAAAATTTTAGGACCATCGTTCATACTTATATTCATCTTTACGCAAACTCTAGCAAGTTGTCTATCAATTGTTCTGTTTATACAATGGTTTGAAAACATATATTCTTCCATAATAGTTTCTTTTGGAACATCTATTATAGATAGAATTAAAGCACAAGCAAATCCGGTTCTATCTTTACCAGCAGTACAATGGAAAAGAGTAGGTAAACCAGACTGAATAAATTCTTTTATAAATTTGGAAAATACCGGAGTATATTCTAAAACAAAATCTTTATTAGCATCAATTAAAAATTGGTTCATATTTTTTTTCAGTGTTCCATCTAAAATTTTATAAACTTCTTCATTTATTGATTTGTCTGCTTCAATTGGACTTTCAATATAAGTTACATTAGGTGGTAAAATATTAGGTTCTTTTGTTTTTTCGTGAAGAGAACGGAAATCAACAATTCTTTTAATTCCTATTAAATTTAATACATTTAGATCATAATCATCTAATCTTGCTAGATTGTCAGATCTAAATAAAATACCTTTTTTAACTTTTAGATTATTTTTATTGACAAAACCTCCAATAGTCCTAGTATTATAAGTATTTTTTAATTGAATAATATTATCAACTAATATTTTGTGTAAACTTTTCATTAATCTAATTAGAAAGGTATTATTTAAATTATTTAATGACAATAAATAAAAAATTTAAATTTTTCATATATTGTTCTGGGAAAACAGGTAGTAAAACTTTATATTCGGCGTTCAAAAGAAGAAATAAAAAACTATTTTATATTGTGGAATGCTAACAGTATTTAATTAAATCGTTTAGATATTAAAAATTTAATTATTTACAAATATAATGAAAACATTAGTTTGTATAAATTATTATCATTGTACTAAATTAAGTAAAAAAAAAACTAGTAGATTTTTATTAAAAAATTATAAATTAAGATATAAAATATTAGATAAAGTTATATGTGAATACGAAAATTATAAAAATCCAATAGACATTATGATTATAACTAATTCAAATGAAGGGAAAGAATTTATAAAAAAACACTTTGAAAAAAGAGTTAAATATATTAACACACCTGAAATAAATTTAATTAATGATTTATTTTTACCATACGCTTCAATTGATATAATGAGCAAATACAAAAATGAATATGACAATTTTATATATACTGAAGATGATATGATAATATCTTATAATACATTTTTTAATTGGTTAAAATATTCTGAATTATTATGGAAAAATGGGTATGTTCAATATTTCTATAGAGTTGATATTGATAATAAACTACAAGATAGTAAAGTACCTGAAGAACTTGATGGAAAAATATTAAAAAAATATGAAATCGAAATAGAGGGAATTAAATTTGGAAGATTATCACGACCATATGCTGGTTGTTGGATATTAAACAAGGAGCAATTTAATTTATATTTAAGTAATCCATCGCTTTTAAAACAAAATCATAATAATAAATGACCTAGAGAATACATTGCTTACGGATTAACTTGTGATGATAGATTATTAAATAAAGATACAGAATTTAATAAATTATGTTCTGTTAGAGTCGAAGATGTTAAAAAATGGCCAAGTCTTAAAAGTGTTGGATTAATTTGTATAGATGACAATTTAAGTATATCTTCTAATTCTAAAGTAATTCACTATAATCCAGATATTAATGATTTATAATAGAGTTAAAATCCAGCTAATTTTAATCCCAACTCTGTTAATTTATTAAATTATAAATAATAATAATTATTAATATTTATAATTTTCAAATTTTAAAATAAATTAATAGATTGTTTTATTCTGAAAATCACCCATATCAGTAAAATTTCCAAATCCTGTAAGATTGTAAAAATATCCAATCGCAGTAAAATTTTCAAATCTACCAGCACCGGTTAGATTGAAAGGACCTGTCATATTTGTAAAGTTGTGTAGACCAGACATAGTTCCATTTTTTGTCATACCTGTCATATTTCCAATTCCAGTAAGATTCAGAAAAAATCCATATCCAGAGATGTTTGTAAAAGCGCCATACCCAGTAATATATCCAATCCCTGTAACATTCGTAAAGTTTGTCATCCTTGTATGATTATATAGTGGTTGAATTGTTGTATTCTCTACATTTTCATAACAATTAGTACACTTGTAATCAACGCAAAGTGTTTTGTCGTCTTGACAGCATCCAAATTTCGTACCAGAACAACCACCGATTAGATTTGTTGAATGACAATTAGTACAATTTTCTAGGCAAGTTGTGTGAAGATCTTGACAGCATCCATATTCTGTGCCGTGGCATCCTCCAAGAATATTCACTTTTTGAGAATGAATAGGAACTGAAACAACAGAGGTGATAAGATTCAAAGCAATAATGAAAGAAAGCATTAATATAAATATGATATGTAAATTAATAAATTAAAATTCAATTTTTTTTATAATGATATTACTTCTCCTACTCCCTTTGTATTACCATCTCGGAAAAAGAATATCATATCTTTTTCTAAAAATTCTTTATGTTGACTAAATTTAAATTTAACAATAGCACTATCGTGACTTTTTAAATGGTCTATTTCTTTACTAATCATTGTAATTTGAGCAGATTGTCTTATAGGACCACAATGTAATACAGGACTATAACCGCTTTTAATAGTTGTTGAATGATGTAAAATAGTAACTCTAGCTGTAAAAGTTCTAACTATATTTTGTTTCCAATTATCTAATGAATCGAGTAAAACAAATCCTTTTTTAATTTCAGTTCTTGTTAAAGTTTCTTTTGGATTAATAAATTTAATATTAAAACAGCCTTGAACATCTGAATTAATTTCATCCACATTTTCTCTAATTGAATTATGAATACTTCTAATATTAACTGGAAAAAAGTGTCCATCTTTTGGACCTATATACATTTTTTGTTTATTACTTATAGTTTTACCTTTAACCGTACCACTAACAACTAGTCCAATTCCAGGTACATTAAAATTAGAATCAAGATATACAACAGAACCAGTAGTATCTTTTGACCATTTATCTCTTTTATCCAAGTTATAAATAATTTTATGTAAATTATTAACGTTAGTACCATTTTTATTTGAAATAGAAATAACTGGAATAATTTCTGGATTTTGAATCATATCATCAATATATGTTATAGTTTCATCATTTGACTTTTCAGAAGAACTAATAAAATATATAATTTTTCCAAAAGTTTTTTTTGTTAATAGTTTTTTTATTTTATTACATAAATTTTTATAAATTTCGGGTGGTGCTAAATCAATTTTAGTAATTACAATAACTATTGGTACTTTTAAATATAATAAAATTCCAATATGTTCTTTTGTTAACTTTGTTATACCTGTATTAGCTCCAATAACAACAATACCACGGTCTGGAAACATTCCAGTAACTCCAAAAACAGTTGTTTTTAAATATTTTTCATGTCCTGCTAGATCAATATATTGAATTACTTTTTCAGTATTGTTTTTTATATATTTTTTATCTATTTCTATATTACATAATTTTGAAACATCTGTTCTTTTTCTTGATTTAGTACTAAATAATTCGACATTTACATTTGTACTTTTATATTTAACAGGATTAAATGTAATACTACTTGTTCTACCTGTTTCTAGTTCGTGACTATGTTGTAAAACTTTATTTCTTGCTAGTCCACGACCATTATCTAGTTGTCCAGTTGTTAATACTCCAATTATAGAACTTTTACCAGCATCAACGGGACCAGCAACTGCTATAGTAATTTCACTAGAATGTGTACTTGTATTTATCATTAAAGTATAAAATATTTTATATTTTAGTAACTAATATCAATTTTTATTATATAAATTAAACGTGAGCTTTACTTTTACCAACATCTACTCTACAAATAGGACATTTGTAGTCATATTCTTCCAAGTATTCTTTTAGACATTCTTCATGAAAATAATGTGAACATGTTAATTTTATAATTTTTTCTCCTTTTTCAATATCACATAAACATATTGTACATCTATCATAACTAGCATTTTCAACTTCAACTGTTTCTAATTTATTTAAACATTCATCGTCAAGTGTTACTTGAATATCTTCTTGTGGTTCTTGTGGTGGCGGTGGTGGTATATTAAGAATATTATTAAAAATACTAGAAAAATGATTTAATTGTTGAAAAGAATTACTATTACCAAGAGGTATATTAAATGTATAAGAATATGTACTAGATATATTTTGAGGTATTTCTGGTTGAGATTCATTAAAAATATTTTCATTTAAACTATTAGAATCTTCTTCGGGTAAAATTAAATTATTATCATTAACTTCTAAATTTTGTTCTGGTGTTGATTCATTAGCAATTGGTATATTAAAATTAAATGTATCACCAATAATAGGAAAAAAATTTGTTAAATCTATTTGATTTTCTTCTTGATTTTCTTCTTGAATTTCTTCTTGATTTTCTTCTTGAATTTCTTCTTGATTTTCTTCTTGATTTTCTGGTATATTATTAGTAATATTAACTGAAATCATATCTTCTAATGAAATAGTAATTCCAAATTGATTATAAAAATCTACTAAATATACATTAATTTCATCTATAGGCATATTATTTTGTAGCAGTAGATTTTTTAATTTTTTTATAATTAAAGATTCATCAAAAGTAAAATCTTGAAATTGTAACCTAATTGCGAATAATTCGTCGAATGAATATGACATTATAATATTAATATTTTAAGAAAATAAAAGTTTAATTCAATTTTTACTATAAAGAATTACTAATAATATATATATATATGGAAATCCAAAATATAATTGATTATTTAGAATTATATTATTATAATAATATAAAAGACAATATTAATTTAGATAATATAAATGAAAAAATAACTGAAAAAATTACATTAATTAAAAATACTATATCAGAATCAGAAACTGAAAATGTTTATACTGACGAATATGTTTATAAAAAAGACTGGAATAAATTAAATAAAATTCATAAAAAAATAAAATTAAAAGAATTTATAAATAATTTACAAATTAATAATAAAGAAAAAGAAAATTTAATAAAAACAGTAATTCAATTAGTTTCTACAAATAAATTAACACAAAAAAAAACAGTTAACTATGATTCTAATGAAGGACTAATTGAGTCTATACCAAGTTTAAAATTTATTGATAATAAATATCAATTAGAACTATAATATTATGATAAATTTATTGTAATATAATTTTAATTGGAGCGTGGTCACTGCCTAGGACATTACTTAATATTTCTGATATTTTAACTTTTTTAATTAAACTTTGTGAAACCAAAAAATAATCTATTCTCCATCCTTTATTGTTGTCTCTTGAATTACGTCTATAACTCCACCACGAATATTTAATTTTATTAGGGTTGACATGTCTAAAGGTATCAATTAATTTTAATTCAGTTAATATTTTTTTAAATGATTCTCTTTCTTCATTGGTAAAACCTGCCGATTTTTTATTTGTTTTTGGGTTGTGTATATCTATATCTTCATTTGCTACATTTAAATCACCTGCTACTATAATTTTTTTATTTTTTTGTAATTTTTTTAAATATTTTTTAAATTGTAAATCCCATTCTTTCACTCTATAATCTAATCTTTGTAAAGCTTCTCCTGAATTAGGCGTGTAAACATGAATTAAATAATATTTATCAAATTCTAAAGTTATAACTCTTCCTTCATTATCATACTTACTATTATCGATACCAAATAAAACATTTAATGGTTTTTTTTTACAAAAAATAGCAGTACCACTATAACCTTTTTTAACTACACATTGACTATAATATCTATATTTATATCCTTTTATTTTTTCTCTGACAATTTCTTTAGTTTTATCAATAGGACAACTTAGTTTTGTTTCTCCAAAACAAATAATATTAGGTTTTTCTTTTTCAATTAAATCAAATAAATTATTTTTTTTTATCATTGCTCTAAGACCATTAATATTCCAGGCTATTATTTTTATTGGCATTTATTATATTACATTTTTTATTTTTAAAATATTATTTCAATATTTTATAAAATTATTTAAATAAATATTTTTATATGTAAATAATGTATTTTGCTTTATATGGAAAAAAAAAATTACTTGGTATATTTGATGATTATGAAAAATGTACTTTAACTATTCAAGGTATTGTTGGTAATAATTTTTTAAAAAATAGTGATATTAATGTTGTTTCATATTATCCAAATACTATAACAAAGAGAAATGAATTATTTTTATGTTCAAAAATAGATACAAATGATATAATTGAAGATTTTACTAGTGAATGTAGTACCCTAAATATTTTACAAGAAACTGAAAATTATGATAATTCTGATAATTATGATGATGATGATGATGATAATGATGATAATGATGATGATGATAATGATGATGATGATGAGGATGATGTTATTGAAGAAGATAGTGAAGAAAGAGAAAACAGAATTAAAAAAGAAAAGAAAATAAAAAAGAAAAAAGAAAAATTAAACTATAATATTCAGATTTTAAAAAAAAAAAAAGAACAAATAGAAGAAAAAAAAAGAACATACAAAATAGACCTTGAATTATATAAAAAATTTAAACATATTAAAAAAGAAAACGAAAACTTTGTAATACCTCCAATGTTTGAAAATAAATATAATATTTTTATAGTATTAGATAATGAAAAAAAATTAAGTTTTAATAATTTTAATTCTGTATATGAAAAAAATATAGTAGATTCTAAATATACTCGAATTTTTAGTGGTGATGGAAAAGATAGAGAATTACTAGAAATATCAGAAAGTGAATCTGAACATAATTCTGAACATAATTCTGAACATAATTCTGAACATAATTCTGAACATAATTCTGAACATAATTCTGAACATAATGAATAAAAAAATATCTAGAAATAGATAATGTATAGAGATATAGATAAAGATATTATAAATAAAAATTTAGGTAAATTAGAAGATAAAGCAGCTGAAATTGTTTTAAATAATTATGAACCTAAATTATCAGAATTAAAAGAAGTATATAAAATTATTAAAGATTATATAAAAGAAAAAGATTTTATTATTTATGGTGGTTATGCTCAGAATGCTTTAATTAAAATACACGACAAAAAAAAAGTTTTTTATAGAGAGATTGATGTTCCAGATATTGAATTTTATACTCATGAACCTCAAAAAGATTTAATTCAATTATGTGATATTTTACATAAAAAAAATTATAAATATGTTGAAGGCAGTGAAGGTGTACATAATGAAACATATAATTTATTTGTAAATTTTCACGGTTATGTAGATATTAGTTATATGCCAAAAAATATATTAGATAACTGTCCTACAATTAGAACAGAAGGAATGAGAATGACACACCCACATTTTATGTATACAGATGCTTTACGAGTTTATACAGATCCAATGACATCATATTTTAGATTATCAAAAACTTTTTCCAGATTTACAACATTAATGAATTATTTTCCATTTAATAAAGATGCTATTTATAATATTATTGATTTTAATGTAACAATATCTGAAAAGGAATATGATAATATTACTAATTTTATTAGAAAACAAATAGTAAGAAATAGTAAATTAGTTATGATTGGTTTTCATACATTTAATAGATTAATGAAAAAAGCAGAAATGCCTAAAACTCATTACATTCAAGAATATTATTATCAAGTTATATCAGATAATTATATTAATGATAGAGATAAAATTTTTAATTTATTAAACCAAAATTTTAAAAATATAACTAAAAAAAGTTATTACAAATACTTTCAATTCTTAGATAAAACAACAGAATATTATTATAAAGACCAATTAATTTTAAGATTATATGGTAATAATGAGAGATGTACTGTATATCAATATTCAAAAAAGAAAAAAATACATTATGGTACATTTCAATTAATGTTTATGTATTGTTTAATACATTATAATATGGCAACTATACGTAATAATAATTTTAACAAAAAAGTAAATATAACTATGATTACTAGGTTACTTAAAGCGCGAAATACTTATTTAGAAAAAAGAAATTTAAATGTTCTTGATGATACACCATTTGAAGAATTTACAATGGAATGTATAGGTAAACCATATAATATATTACGTGAATCTAGAATAAAACTTAAAGAAAATATTAAAAAAGGACGACAGGCTAAATTTAGATATACACCAAGAGGTAATCCTGGAAAAGTTCCTAATTATAGATTTGAAAATTCATCGGGTGAATTAAAAAATTGAAAAAAAAATAATAATAGATATATATTATAATAAGTATATGTCATTTTCCTCTCCTTTGAGTGAATCATTTGTCTCCTCTTTTGTTGCTAATATTTGGCACCCAACTGCTAATTTTGACCCTAAAAAGGATCAATATTATCAACTTGCTATATCTTGGTCAAATTATAGTACAGAAAGCATTTTTAAACTAGTTGGTCTTAAAGAGGATGTACCACGCCGTATAAATACATTAGAAACAGAGTTTGACTTGTGTTTTGAACTACCTAGTACTATTGATCATTTAACTAATAACCTATTATTCGACGATAAACCTTCAGTTATTACAACTAAAAATACACCTGAAAATAAACATTTAATAGAACAGTTTCTTTGTAGAATAGCAACTATTTTAGAAATAGAACGTGAAGAAATCACAACTTATTCAGTTGGTCCTTTTATGTATCATCCAGATAATATTTATGCTTCAAATGAAGCTCCTTTTGGAACATATAGAACTTCAAAAGTTCCATGTATGTATTTTAAACCACATTGCCAAGAAATACTTTATATTGAGTATATTAATTATGAAAAATGGGAAGAACTTGAAGAAATGCGTACAGAACTTGAAGATAAATATGATATTTATATTCAAATTCCAAAAATAGAAAATATGGAAAACCCAGGTACAATTTATATATCAGATGATGAAAAATATGTAAATAATTTAAATAATATAATGAATGAAATTTCTAAAAGACTTAAACTTTCCTACATGAATTTAGAACAATATAATCAAAAAGTAGATTTACTTCAACTTGGTTCTACTGAAAATTATATTCTTACTACTAAAGGGTCTGGTTTAACTTTTAATCCAAATGAAGTATGGACTGATTATGAGGATGATGAGGATGATGAGTATTAATTAAAAAATTCTTTTTTTCTTTATAATTTGTTCTATTTTATGTATTGCTAAAATATAACAAGCTACTCTCATTGATATATTTTCATTTATATGTTTATTATAAACATTATTAAATGTTTCTTTCATTTTATTTGCTAATTTTTCTAAAACAGTATGTTTATCCCAGTATTCACTTCTTTTATTTTGTAACCACTCGTAATAACTAACTACAACACCACCAGAATTAGCCATTACATCTGGAATAATATCAATATTATTACTTAGAATATTTTTTTCAGCATCTAAATCAATCGGTCCATTAGCCGCTTCGACTATTAATTTACAATTTAATTTCTTACCGTCGTCTCCACAAATAACTAATTCTTTAGCGGCTGGAATAACAATATCACATTCAATAGAAAAAAATTCTTCTGGTAAAATATCGTCACCGTAAGAATATTCTTTTATAGTATTATATTTTTTACAATGTTCTTTTAATTTAAATACATTAAATCCTTCTTCGCTTTTAATACATCTAGTATGATCAGCAACACCGACACAAACCATTCCTAATTGAATTAATAATATAGCAGTATTAGAACCTACATTACCAAATCCTTGAACGATAAATGTTTTACCACATAAATTAAAATTCTTTTTTTCTGCCCATAATTTTATACATTCTACAACACCAAAACCAGTTGCTTGTTCTCTACCTTTTGAACCACCACATTCTAAAGATTTACCAGTAAAAACCGCATTATTATGACTATTAGCTTTCTTCTGATATGCGTCTGTCATCCAATCCATAATTTGGGAATTAGTACCTAAATCTGGAGCAGGTATATCTCTATTTTCGCCAATATATTTATACATTACACTCGCATAACCTTTACTAATTCTTTCTAATTCATCTTTTGAATAATCATATGGATTAATTTTAATACCACCTTTAGCACCACCATATGGTATATTTTGTAAAGAACATTTAATTGTCATCCAAAATGCTAATGATTTCACTTCATCTAAATAAACATCATTGCTAAATCTAATACCTCCTTTAAAAGGTCCTAAAATATTATTATGTTGAACTCTATAAGCTTTAATCATTTTAATACTATTATTATCAAGTCTAACTGGATAATTAACAATTATTTCGTTTTTTGGAAAAGTTAAATATTCTTTTATTTCATTATCCAAATCAAAACTAGTTAATGATTCTTGGTATTGTTGTAAAACTAAATCATACAAATTCATTATATATATTTTTAGAAATATATATATAATAATGCGTTAAATATTTAAACAGTATTTAAAATAATTAATAATTTTTTGAAAATATGTATCTTGTGTATAATTTTGAGTTTGTGAAGTATTTACATTCTTATATCCATTTGGTTTTTTAAACATTTAAATAAATTTATATATATTTATTAAGTTTAAAACTAATAAAAATTGAAAATTTATAATATATTATATTATTTAATATTATAATTTATATGTCTTCTTTATTCAAAAAGAAATTTATTGTCGGTTCTATACATAAGAATAAAAAAAATCAATTTAAAAAGCATAAAAAAAAACAATTTAAAAAGCATAAAAAAAAACAATTTAAAAAGCATAAAAAAAATACATACATATATACAAATACTTCAAGTTCAGAAGGAGAAAATATGTATGTTGATCGTCCGTGTCCTGGTTGTGGTAAAAAAAATTTAATAAAAACACGTCCTGGTACTATGGGTATTGATTGTACATGTACATATTGTAAACACAAAATAGAAATTAAACAAAATGAAGAATTATTTTTAAATTTTAATACAGTTAAAAAAGTAAAAAAAAATGAATATGAATTACCGGCAGATACATATGTAGGTTTTCATCAAGTATTAACGGACGAAGGTATAACTGAACAAGAGTATCGTTGGTCTAAAAAAATAGTAACAGAAGCAATTAAACGTCTTCCTGATGATGAAAATAAATGGAGATTTACTACAGAATTTCCTAAACCGCGTGTACGTTTAGGAATAAATGAACTTGGTGAACCAGTTGTTGTGGGAACAATTAAAAATCAAAATGATATTGCTTATAATTTTAAATTTAATGTTTATCCTTTAGGTACTCGTGGAAACTTTATTTGGCAACTAGATCAAAAAGACCTACGCGAATTACTAATAAAAAGAAAACAAAAACGACTTGATGAACTAAGACAACATAACAAAACAATTCAAGAAATATTTTTAGTTCATTCTTGTGTAAAACATACAAATTGTGACGTAGCGTGTGCTAACTGTGATTTTATAAAAGCGTATAAACAAATTTCATACATACAAATTAAAAAAAAAGAAAGAAGAAAAAGTATATTAGAAGAAAAAAAAAATAAATGGTACGATGAAGATAATTTTATAGATTTAATTACAGAGTTATCGCAAATAAAAATATAATTTAATTTATTACACTTTTTTTAAAATAATATTTAATTCATTTTCTATATAATTATTATTTTTATTTACAATATTTTGTTTTTCAATTAATAGAGTATTATCAATAAGTAAAATTTTTAAAAACTCATTTTTGGATATATTATTATCATTTAAATATTTATTTAAATCAGTAATAGTATTAATATTTTTTCCATTTATTTTTGAAATAATTACTGGAAAATTAATTATATTATATTTATCAATTGTATTATTTGTAGGTATTTTACTTGTAATTATTAAATATTTTTTATCTGTATTTATATTATTTATCATTATTAATTCGGGATAATATAAAATATGATTAAGGCTTAATTCCATTATAATTAATCCACCTAAAATAATATATTTAACATCGTCAAAAGGATAATTTATAAATTTTAAAGGTACTATATCAGAATTATCTAAATCTACATTTAAACTAATTTTTTTGGTATAATTTGAATTATTTTTACTAAGATAATAAATTGATATTTGTTTTTCTGAATTTATTTTATAAATATCTTTTATATTTATTTTTTTTGTATTATATACAATTTCACCTGTGTTACTAATATTATAATTTTTACCATTAAATGTAATTTGACAAATTATATCTTCTGCTTTTATATCAGTTTTATTCAAGTTACTTTTACTAAAAATTTCACTAATTGTAATACCGCTATCATATGGGGTTTTCATTTTAATAATATCTTCCATTAAAATAGGTGATGTATTAACATATTTCAAACCTAAAAATAATGGTTGTTTTATACCTTGTAAATTTAATTTTCTAAAATTATTTACATAGTCAATTGGGATAGCAAAATTTATATTTTGTAAGCCTCCTCCTAAACCAGCATAATTTATTCCAACAACTTTATTACTACCTTTAAGTACTAATGGACCACCAGAATTACCTGGATTTATCGTAGTATCTGTTTGAATATCTCCCATAAAATGTCCATTAATATTACCTTCAGTTATTTTAATACTTTCTTCACCAAGAGGATATCCTATACCTAATGTTACATCTTGTAATTTACCTATTATAGAATTATTCAAGTTAAACCAAAACTTACTTTTAAAATCTTTAATTTTTAATTCGGCTATGTCTAATAAATTATTATACATAACAACCTCAGCATTATATAATTTATTTCCTAAAAATGGAATACTAATTAATATTTCAACATAATTAGCTATAACATGGAAATTAGTTAGTATATTTGTTGGACTAATAAAAAATCCAGAACCAGATCCTTCAATAATATCTCCTTTAGACCATGGTCTTTCAAAATTAATATCCTGTGATTTAACTTTAATTAATACAACTCCAGAATTAAATATATTAGAATTTTGATTATTATTAAACTTTTCTTTTTTTTTTTTTGAAGTATTTATTAAATAAATAACAAAAATTAAAAAAAATAGTAAAAATATAATTTTATTCATTAAATAAAGTTAGATTAAATTTAATTATATTTAATTATATTTAATTATATTTAACGTCTATTTTTTCTCTTAGATGTTTTTCTCTTAGATGTTTTTCTCTTAGATGTTTTTCTCTTAGATGTTTTTCTTTTAGATGATCTACGTCTTGATGTTTTTCTTTTAGATGATCTACGTCTTGATGTTTTTCTTTTAGATGATCTACGTCTTGGTTTATAATCATCATCATCATCATAATCATCATAATTATCAGAATCATAATAATCATAATATATTTTTTTTCTATATGGTATAATATCAGCAGCTAATAAATTTGGATATAAATTGTTACCAAATGGGTCAAAATAATTATTAGTAATTGTAGTATTTGGATTTGTTGGTAGTCTTGCTATAGGTGATGCTGATGCTCGTGAAGGTATGTAGTCTCTTGGAGGGACTGGGGGTGATGCTGATGCTCTTGGAGGGAGTGGTGGCGGTCCATGTATACCAGGTGCGTGTCCAGTATCATTTTGATAATTAGCTCCACCTTTTTGGTCTATAAAATTTTTTAAACTTAAATATTTATTTTTATATTTTAAATATAACCTTTTAAAATCTTTTTGATTATTCATATATATATACATATAAAAAAAATTTTCTATATAATATATATATATGGATCTTGTAATTTTCTATAGTTGTTTTTCAGATATTGCCGATATTATAAAATATGGTAAATTATCAGAATTAAACGCAGAAAGTAATTTAGTAAATAATTCAAACGATTTAGTAAAAGAAATGGATTTAATAGCGCATAATATTATTGTAAAATCATTACAACAATATAATAATATTATTGGATTTATTTCAGAAGAAAGTCAATCTGTTGAATTTTTAAGAGAACCTTTTAAAAATAAAACTAATTATATTATGGCGTTTGATCCAATAGATGGTTCTAAAAATTTACTATCAAATATAACAGTTGGTACAATTTATTGTTTATACGAATATGATTATATTAATAATAAATTAACTAAGATTGTTGAAGCTGGCTACTGTTTATATGGTCCACGTGTAACATTAGTAAGAACTCATAATAATAAAGTTGAATCCTTTTTATTAAATAAAAATAATAGTTTTGAAAAAGAAGGAGAATTATCATTTAGCATTAATAAAGAAAAATTATACGCGGTAAATCAATCAAATAAATATTCAAATGAAATAAATGAATTAATTAAAAATTATAGAATTAATGATTATAATCAAAGATGGGTAGGTTCGATGGTTTCTGATTGTCATCAAATTTTATCAAAAGGTGGTATTTTCATGTATCCTTCAAGTGAAAAACATCCAAGTGGTAAATTGAGATTATTATATGAAGTAATACCTTTTTCTTATATTTTTAAAATAGCAGGAGGAATTGGTATAGATGCTAATTATACACCTATATTAGATAAATTTTCTATTTATGATCTAAATACTTTAGATTTACATAAACCAATCCCAATAATTTTAGCATCTAAGGAAGAATATAATAAAATGATAAGTTATCTTGATATAGTTGATAATATATTTTGTTAATTTATTGAAAAATTATTATTAAATTATAAAAAATTTTATTAAAAATATTTTATGATTTAATTAATTTACCGCCCATCAGAATCAGGGTCTGGAAAAACAGTGTTAATCATATCATTGTGAGCTGATAAATTAGCACGTGCTATCATGTGTTGTTGGTCTATTGTTTCTTCTTCCTTTTTGATTGCTTTAACTTCAGCAAGTGCTAAAGCTAAACCCTTAGCAACTGCTATACTGGAAGTGGCTGCCGCTTCCTTTTCTCTCGCCATTTTTTCTGCGTGTTCTTTTGCTACTGCTTGTGCTTTCTTTAGTTTATTCTCTCGTAATTGTCTTAACTGCTGAACTGCTTTTAGTTGGCGTTCTACTCTCTTAAGATCTTCTTGATGTCTCGCTTGTTTTGCGTCTCGTTCTTCTTTCATTTTTCGAGCCATGTCTATTTTAGCAGTAACTGCTCGTCCTTTTTTCATTTGAGAATGTCCTGTAAGTCCATCTGGTCTTGGTCTTGGTGTGCCTCTTTTTATTGGTTCGTATGTTTGTTCATATTCTCCGGTTTCTGGATTTAATCTAAAACCACCCCCAGTTTGAAGTAAATCAAAATATTTTTTTTTATATTTTAAATATTTTTCTTCCATGTTATATATAATACTTTAGAAAAAAACTATATATTATTTTTTTATTATTATTATATTTTTAAACTCATTTGTATATTTTTCTAATTTATATTTTTTTGAATTTTCTATAAATAATTTAGCTAAATTATTTACATTTAATTCATACTCTTCTTTATTATTCCAAGCATTACAAGGATTTAAAATATTAATATTAACATCATTTATTTTTTTTGGTATTAATAAATTAAAAACTGGAAAATCTTCAAATTCTTCTTTTGCTAAATTTCCATTATGAATTTCGGCTACTATTTTTTTAGTGACTTTAATATCACATCTATTACCAACACCATATTTACCACCAACCCATCCAGTATTAACTAACCAACAATTAACATTATGTTTTTCCATTTTTTCAGAAAGTAATTCAGCATATTTCATTGGATGCCATGTAATAAAAGCTTCACCATAACACGCCGAAAAAGTAGCAATCGGTTCTGTTATACCATCTTCTGTGCCAGCAATTTTAGCAGTATATCCATTAATAAAATGATACATTGCTTGTGTTCTTGTTAATTTAGAAACAGGTGGTAAAACACCAAAAGCATCACAAGTTAATAAAATAATATTATTTGGATGATTAGAAATACATGGTATTTTAGCATTATTTACAAAATTAATAGGATATGCTACTCGTGTATTTTGTGTATAAAAACTATTGTCAAACTCAATATCTCTATTTAAATCACAAACCGTATTTTCTAATAAAGCACCAAACTTGATAGAATTATAAATTTCTGGTTCTTTATCTTTATTTAAATTAATAATTTTAGCATAACATCCACCTTCAATATTAAATACACCAGTATCAGTCCATACGTGTTCATCATCACCAATTAACATTCTATTACTATCAGAAGATAATGTAGTTTTACCAGTTCCACTTAAACCAAAAAATAAACAAACATTACTATTATCAAGCGAAACATTACAACTAGAATGAAGAGATAAATGATTTTGTAATGGCATTAAAAAATTCATAACTGAAAAAATAGCTTTTTTCATTTCACCAGCATATTGTGTTCCAAGTATAACTATTTCTTTAGTATCAAAATTTAAATCAATACTAGTAGAACTTGTCATATTACCAGTAAATCTATTACACGGAAAAGACCCAGCATTATAAATAGTATAATCTGGATTCCCGAATGTTAATTTTTCATTAAAGGTTGGTCTAATTAACATATTATTCATAAAAAGACAATGATATGGTCTACTTGAAATTACTCTTACTTTAATCTGATAACGTTTATCCCAACCAGCAAAACCATCAAAAATATAAACTTTCTCTAAATTGTTTAAATAACATATAGCAGTTTCTCTATTAATTGTAAAATCTGCTTTACTCATTTTAATATTAGGAGAATTTTCATCATACCAAATATATTTATTATAGTTATTAGAATCAACAATTCTTTTATCATATGGTGATCTACCAGTTTTCTTTCCAGAATAAGATATAAGAGCACCGGATGATGATATTTTTGTTGTATTATTTGATAAAGAGTGTTCGTAATATTCTGGAACTGTTAAATTATAAAATATTTCTATAACTTTTTCTGAAAAATCACTATTATTATTCTTATAACTACCTCCAACTACTTTATCTAATGTTTTATTATATAATTTTGGTCCTGTTTCTCTAGATGTTGATTTTAAAGAATTAGAAATTGATAATATTCTTTTTTCAAAGATATTATTCATTAAATAATATTAGATTTTATTAAATTATTATTTAGTAAATAAAATTATTTTTTTTAATTAAATATATTAACTTTTCTTGATTATTATCATTCATATATATATATATATATATAAATATTTTTTACTATACTATAATAATAGTATGTCAAATAATGAAAATATTAATTTAGAAAATAATGGAAGATTATTTCCTTTATGGGTTCTTTCAAATTTTAAAGATTATGAAATACCAGAAATTATTAGAGCAGAAGGTGAGGATCCTTGTAATGAGAAATTTGAAAAAAAATTAACAATGTATCAAGATTTTTTAGGACAATTTTTAAATTATAGGTCGCCTTTTAAAGATATTTTAATATATCATGGTGTCGGTTCAGGAAAAACAGTGTCTGCTATTAATATTTATAACGTATTATTTAATTATACACCAAAATGGAATATTTTTTTATTAATAAAAGCATCATTAAAAAATGACCCGTGGTTAAAAGATTTACGAGATTGGATTGGTAAAGATAACAGTCAAAAAAGAATGAATAATATAAAATTTATTCATTATGATTCTCCATTTGCGGATAGAGATTTTTTAGAAGTAGTTAAACAAGCAGATTCTTCTCGAGAAAACATGTTTGTATTTGATGAAGCTCATAACTTTATTAGAAATGTATATAGTAATATTTCATCTAAAAATGGTAAAAGAGCACAAGTAGTATATGATTACATTCAACAAGAAAAAAGAGAAAATAAAAAAACAAGAATTGTTTTACTATCAGCAACACCAGTTGTAAATAATCCTTATGAATTTGCATTAATTTTTAATTTATTAAGACCTGGAATGTTTCCAACAAGTGAAGCTATGTTTAATCAAATGTTTATTTCATCAAAAAATTTTAAAAGTTTAAATGAAAATAAAAAAAATCAATTTCAAAGAAGAATAATGGGATTAGTATCATATTATATTGGTGCTACCCCAGATAAATTTGCTAGGCAGACAACACATTATAAAAATGTTTTAATGGAAAAACATCATCAAGATGTTTATGAATATTTTGAAAAAATAGAAGAAGAGAAAGAAAAAATTAGAAGAAGAATGAGTCGTGGTAAAGTAGGAGGTGATGAGATGTCTACTTTTGCTTCATATACTAGACAAGCTTGTAATTTTGTATTCCCTGATATAAATAATAAAGTAAATGGTGAAAAAAGACCTAGACCAAGTCATTTTAAACTTAGTGATAAAGAAGGTGTTACATTAGATGAAGGAAAAAATAAAGATAAAATAAAAAATATGAAAAGTTCAAAAGAAGAAGTACAATTATATATGAAAGCTAGAATTGAATTCATAAATGAATTAATAAACTATTTAAAAAATATTCATCGCAGAGATAAAGAAAATAAACATACAATAAATAATGACATAAAAAGTTTTTTTGATAATTTTAATGGTAGTTTTACAAAATTATATGAAGATGTAAATGTAAAAAAATCAGACTTATTTAGAGCAATGTATAAATCTTCTCCAAAAATGTTACATATTATTTTTAATACTCTTAAATCACCCGGTTCATCATTAATTTATTCTAATTATGTTGATATGGAAGGACTTCAAATTTTAAAAATATATTTATCATTTTTTGGATATATTGCTTTAGAAGATGATAAAGAATATGATGAAAATAGAAAAGATAAAAAATTATCTAAAACAGGTTTTAGGTATATTGAATTTCACGGCAAAATTGATAAAGATATACGAGAAAAAAATAAAAAATTATTTAATACTAAAGAAAATAAAAGAGGTGATATAATTAAAATAATATTACTTTCACCTGCTGGTGCCGAAGGTATTAATTTGAGAAATGTCAGACAAGTACATATTATGGAACCATATTGGAATGAGGTAAGAATAGAACAAGTTATTGGTAGAGCAATACGTCATTGTCATCACTCTGATTTACCAATGAATGAAAGAACTGTAGATGTTTTTAGATATAAAATGGTTAGAGAAAATAAAAAAGAAACAAGCGACGAATTTATGGAAAATGTTTCTCGGAGAAAAAATAATTTATTATTGTCTTTTATAGAAGCAGTAAAAGAAGTAGCAGTGGATTGTGAATTATTTAAATCAGTAAATATGATGGGATCAAAATATTCTTGCTTTAACTTTAATCAAGATTCATATTTTGAAAAAAATATAGGTCCTGCATTTAATAAAAGATTAGATTTTGATAATAAAATGGACAATGGTTCAAATTCTCAAGATTCTATAAAATTAAAAATTAAAGTAAGACAAATAAATGCTGTTAAAAAATTAGATGAAAAAAATTATTCTTCTATAATTGAATTTTGGTATCATGATGAAACAAATGTAGTTTATGATAAAAATCTTAATTATCCTATTGGAAAATTAAGAAAAGATAAAAATAATAATTTAGATAAATTAGATAAAGATACTTATATATTAGATGAAGAAATAAATATTCCCGTATTTAAATTATTTTAAGTAATTTTATAGATTAATTACAATAAACCGTTACTTGGATTTATAGGTTGTTCTTCTGAATTTATATGGTTACTTATATTTGATGTTTCTTTATTACCCATTGACATCATTGGCATTCCAGGTGCTCCCATACCTTGCATACCTTGCATACCTTGCATACCTTGCATACCTTGCATACCTTGCATACCAGGTCCTCCCATATTAGGCATACCTTGCATACCTTGCATACCAGGCATTCCCATACCAGGCATTCCCATACCAGGTG